GGAGACGTTGCAACACGTCGTACCGTCGTAGTCGCCGAGCCACCCCTTAAAGAATAGATGCGCATTGTGGAAGAGTTCCTCGTCCTCGCCGACGCCGTCGCAGTCGGTGAAAGTAGTCGACCCGCTCGACTCGCAATAATCCTCGAACCCGATGTCGAACGTAAACAGGTCGCTTTCCCAATCGCTGGTCGCGGTATGGTAGAACGTCGAGATCGTTAGCCGCATGTAGTCGACCGAACAGTCGGACGGGAGCGAGAGCGGTTCATAGAAACAGACCGATTCAGACAACTCAGTGTCCCCGCATTGTGGGTCGTCCGTCCCGCCGTGGTAAAGAATGTAGGTTCCGTCGAGGTTTCCACAATCCGCGCAGGCGTCGAGATTGTCGGCGACCGTTTCGTAAGTCTCGCCGCAAGTGGTCGAGTCGGTCGTGTTGACGTCGGCGGCGGTGGCCCCGGTGAGACCACTGATTACGACCTTGATCCGCGCCGGAGCTGGTCCGGTGCAATTGTCGCAGGTGCAAGGACAAGTTCCGCAACAGCAAGGAAATCCCGGCGCCATGTTGTCCCCCTTTCTAGCAAGCGACTTGAACGAGAACCCAGGTCTCGGAATTGTCGTTCCAATGGATCAGACATTTCGCGCCGCTCGAGGCGTCCCACTCGAAATGGTTCGACGCCGTCAGGGTCGTTTCGGTTGTCGTTTTACCATTCATCGCCGAGAGAGAACCGATCGAGACGGTCGAGGTCGAAGCGGTGATCTCGTCGCCGAGGGTTCCGAGATATTGCGTGGCGTGGCAACTGGAAAACGAACCGACCGCGACCAGCGCCCAGTCTGAGCCGTCAGAATAGAGCAACTTTAACCCCTCGCCGCCGACTTTGCCGCTTTGAGTCGTCCCGCGGCTTGTCAGTGTACCGCTTCCCGATTGCCCCACGGCCAGGTCGTCGTCAACGTCGTTTCGCGTTACGTGAGCGGGCGAGACTCCGGAGACCATGATCCGACCGAAAGCGCCGGCCGGGATCCCCTCTTGAGCGATCGCCAGGTTCTCGCATCGCGAACCCGTCGGGAGCGTCACGTCGACCGCGAGTTTTTGATGCCATTCGGGGTTGTCGGTTTCCGGCGTCGGATCTCCGATCGCGACGGCGTCGAATTGGTTGATCGTTGTTCCCGAACCGTTAACTCCGAGAATGATGTCGGAGCCGTTCACGTTGTAATTGCGAGAGCGTTCTACAACCGAACCGCCTCGCGCTCGAGTCTGATTGACGTAGTTCGTCGCCTCGGCGATCTGGTTCCACTCGCTCGCGCGAAACTTGATCGGCTGCCCCGCTTGTACTTTTTTCATTATGCCCCCGCCGCCGCGTTCCTGGCCCTCGCTCGGTCTTTCCTCATGATCGACTTTCGTTGCTTAGGCGTGACGTGATCCGGAAGTCCAAGAGAGGCGGTGAAACTGATCTCCTCGTAGACTTGCTCGACATAAACGGCGCGGAGTTTGTTGACGGTCGCGCCTGACGAGCTGTCGGCCTGGTCCGTGTAATAAGTCCAGAGGTATTCATGGCCCTTCTTTGATATTTGGTTGACGTTTCCGACCGTGAGTCCGGCGTTGTTTTGGCTCGCTTCGAATCCGTAAGTAATCGCGACGTCGCTCTCGCCTTTTGAGCCACTCGCGCCCAGGAACAAGAGTTCGCCAGGTGCAAAGGTTCGGAACGTGTCGCTGTTGACCTTCCCCGTCGCGCGTGCCAGGTCTTTAAGGAATTCCGCCGTAACATACTCAAGCGGGAAATGGTGAGTCTCTTGAAAAGATAGCTTAGGGATGATGACGTCGACTCCGTCGATCTTGTCTTTCGTGACGCCGATTCCGCCGTCGAAGTTCGGCGCCGGTTCCCCGGTCGCCGAGTGCGTCCCCGTTGTTTTGATCGAGTGGCTGATGTGAAAGGTTCCGCCCTTAGTGTCGAACGAGTAGCTCGGTTTTGGCCATCCCTCGTCGTCCTTGTCCTCGGCCTCTTTCCAAGTGTACCGGACTTCCCCTTCCCACCAGTCCTCGCCGAGCGGTTTGATCGACGCGCTTTCGCGTTTCATGCCGTCGTATAACAGTGCCGTTTGCGCGATCAAATATTTCTTGACTGCGAGGTCGCTGGTCGATCCGCGGATGATGTAGTTAAAAGTGATCGAAGCCGTGTCGACCCCTTCTTCGGTCTCGCGTGATTCGACGCGTTCCCACATTTCCAATCCGCCGCGATCAAATACCATTCGCTTAAATCCTTATTTAATCGGACCAGACAACCGCGTTCGGTTGTGTCGCCGTGTTGTCCGCGATCGTTCGCAACGTCTCGAGCTGCTGCGCTTGGATCTTTTGTTCGACCTGTCGAGCCATGCGACCGACGGCCGCGGCGCTAAATGCGCCGAACCCTTTCGCGCCGGTCGGGAGATCCGGCGTTTCTGGCGGCGGTGTCGGCTCGGGCGTTTCTTTCGCTGCGAGGTCCGCTTCCCTGGTCGCTCGTTTTTCTCTTGCTTGTTCGCGAAGCCTGGCAAGTTCTTTCCGGTTTTCCCGTTCGTCGTCTTGGATTTTTAAGCTCGCCTGGTTGAACTTTCTCGCCCTGGCTGCGCTTGCTCGATCCGCGGATCGGGATCGGTCCTCGTTTTTGTTGCGGACCCACTCGTCCGTCTTTTTGTTCCACTCGTCGAGGTCGAAGTCGGCGTTGAAAAACTTGATGACGCGGCCGAACTTCTTGGTGAACCAGCCGACGAACTTAGTCACTTTTTCGGCGATCCCGTTGAACAAATCCGCCCAAACCTGACTAACCAAAAGCCGGACCGAGTGAAAGCCCTCGCGAATAAAGTTCCAGCCACTAACGAAAGGTTGTTTAATTCCCTGCCAGGCGATCGTCGCGGCCAGTTTCCACTCGCCCGCGGCCAGGGCGTCTTGGATACCGCCGAACATTAAGAGCGCGTGATCCTTAATTCCTTGAAAGATGCCGAGCGCTTTTTCCTGCATTTGTTGTCCGGTCTCGGTCCATTTTAGGAACGCGGCGCCCGCGCCGACGACGGCGGCCGTCACTAACCCGAGCGGCGAAAGGATCGCGCCCAGAAGTGCGGTAATCAGGCCGAGACCAGTTGCGAGACCAGTCAAAGCGAACCCAACGACCTGAATCCCGACGCCTAACCCGACCAGGGTCGAACCAAAAGCGATGACGCCGAGTGTAATCATAAAAGCCGAGCGAATGAGTTCCCGGTTTTTGTTGAGGAACTCGCCTACTTTCGAGCTGAGTTCGACGAAAACCTCGGCGACTTTCTGTAGTGTCGGCGCCAGTGCCGAACCGATTCGAAAAACGCCCATCTTTACCGACGACCAGAGATTCCCGAAAGCGTCGGTGAGCGCTGCGGCCGCGGCCGCGTCCTCCTCGCTCATGACCAGACCCAGGTCCTCGGCTTGTTGCATCACGGCCAGGAGTCCCGCTTCCCCGTTTTCTAGCATTGGGAGCAAACTCGTTCCGGCCCGTCCGAAAATCATCGTCGCGAGAGCTGCCTTTTTCGTGTTGTTTTCTATTCCGGACAACGCCCGCGCCGCTTCCATGAATAGTTGTTCGGTCGTTTTGAGGTTTCCGTTTTGATCGGTGACACTGATCCCCAACTGGTCGAACGCCTCGGTCGCAGTTGACAAACCACGCGTCGCATCCATTGCCGTTCGTTGCAAACGCCGGATCCCGGTTTCCATTGCTTTGAGATCCGTTCCGCCGATTTTCGCAGCGTGAGAAAGTTTCGAAAGGAACGGGACGCTCGCGCCGACTCGCGCGCTCATCTTGTCGAGTTCGTCGCCCATCGACATAAAGACTTTCGTCGCGGCCGCGAACGGCGCGGCCATTGCAACTCCGAGGCCGGCGATCTTGGCGCCCATGTTTCGGATCCCGCCGCCGAACGCGTTCAACTTGGCGCCGGCGTTTTTCAAACCTCGCTCGAGTGCGGTCGTATTGACGCCCAACTCGACGAAAGCGCGGCCGGCCCTGATCCCCTTTGCTGCCATCTTATAAAATATCCTGAAACCAATTTTTTAGTTTTGCCGACGTGATCTCTTTCTCGAGAGCGGGTCGCATAAACGGCCGCGCCTTGTACTTGATGCGGCGTTTGACGCGGTAGCGGTTCCTTAAGTACCGGCGTCTAATCGCGGCGCGTTCTCGAGGGTCTGCAACCGGCCACCAAGGGAGCAGGTTCACCACAAAGTCGCCGCCATGCTCGACAATGTGTGCTGCCTTGCGAGACCATAACGTCGGACCTATTACGACGTTTTTGTTTAGCTCGTCGACGGCGTAAATCAATTTCCTTTTGATTGTGCCCTCGTGCATGCTCGGCGGCTTGCCCTCCTCACTTGATTTCTTTCGCTTGCGCAAGCTCCGCCGCGCGGTTTGTCGAACGAACGACCCGAAGTCGTAGAGTTGACGGCGGATCGCTTTATCGAGTGGGCGCGTGACGTTGGACGGTTTCACCGTCACGCCTTTGAGCCGGTAAGAGAGAAACCCCCTGGAGCCGGCCGCCTTTTCCAAACTTGAAAGCATATTAACCTTTCGCCAGGTTCTCTTTGGGTACGAACATTTTTAACGCGGAAATGGTTTGCTTATTCAGGCGAACGCCAGAGCGTCGGGTCATCAGTGGGTGAAAGTCCGCGACCTCGAAAGCCCGGCCCCGTTTCCCTCGGTTGACGTTTGCGAGAAGTGCCATTTGTGCCGCCGTGTGGTTCCAATTGTCGAATTGTTTTCCCTCGTACATATCCGCAAGTTCGCGGAGTGTTAACGGTCCTGGGTCGACGCCGACAACGCCGGCGAGTCGGTAGACTTCGGACCAAATTCGAGCGCGCTCTTCAGCTCGCTTTCGAACTCGTTGCTCTCGAGGTAGGTCATCGCCGCCGAGATCGCTCGGTCCTCGGCCTGGTGTAGTTTGTTTAGAACCCCTCGAAGGATCGCCCGTTTTTTTTTCGGGGTGAATTCGACGAGCGCGTCGAGGAAAGCGTCGGTCGCCGCGTCGATCGAATCGCCCGCCAGGGCCTCGCCGAACTGTTCGGGCGAAAGGCCCGCTTTCTCGATCTGATCTTCGCAGAGATTGTAGATACAATCGCACAACGCGACCGGATCGCTCCCGAGTTGTTGCAACGTCTCCCCGAGGTTGTCCGCGACGAGGTCGACGTCGCAACGGTCCCGAAGTTTCTTAACTTGCGAGATCGTGATCGAGATCGACCAGTCGCGGCCGTTCGAGTCTGTAAATTGTTTCACGTTTCCCACTCCTAAAAAACGCTAACTAGTAACGACCCAGTTCGGAACGTCCGTGATCTCGCTCCCGCTTTCGCGTGGGTTCTTTGTAATCTTGCAAGTGATGTCGGCGCTGACCGCCTCCGCAATTGATTCGTTGCGCGTGAAGTTCGTTACAACGAAGAACGCCTGGAGACCCTCGTTTCCGGCGTCGGTTCGATCGCCGTCGAGGATCAGCAACTCGACCGGCTTTCGATCAAAAAACGCGTTTTGTAATTCTGAAAAGTCCGCGGAGTCCGCGGGGTCCCAGGTCACGGAAAAGTCGATCGAGGCGTCGATCAGTGTGCCGGCCGTCATTACGTAGCCTTTGCCGGCGCGACTGCTGATGTCGCTCTCGTTTTGGCTCATGTTGAGGGTGACGTCTTTCACGATGTTAAGTTCGTTCCAAGTCGGCGACGCGTGGGTCCCCGTGTTATTGTAGACCTTGCATTCGTGGCCGAATTTTACGGTTGAATCAAAAGCCATTTGTTTACCTTCCTTTTTTGTAAGTGACGAAAATCACGCTCAGAAACTCCCGCCGCGATTCTAGGAACTCGAGCGAAAACGTCGGATCGTTTGTTAGTGAAATGTAGCCGGCCCCGCTCATGTTTTTGAACTTGAGCGAGTCCTTGATCTGATCGACTAACTCGATTGCGGCGTCTCCGGCGCTGGTCGAGTCGGGGTCGATCGGTTTCCTGATTACAACGCCGACGCGGAACGTATGCAGCTCCCCGGAACGCGAGAACGCCTCGCTCTCGTCAGCCGCGGGAAATACCGCGACCGATAAACCGGCGAGGGTTTCCCGGTCGAACTGAGGTGAGAAAACGCGGGTCGCCGTGAATGTCTCGCCGTAGCTCGCCTGGGTCGTCGTGTCGTTGAGGTGGCTCACGACGGCCGAACAGATCGAAATGATTGTCGCCGCCATTGCTGCCCCTTAATTGCTGGTCGTTTGCGTCGTGTGGATCTTTAGAACTTTGCGGTAAGGGTCCAACCACCGAAAGTGAACAGAACCGGCCGGCGCTCTTACGTCGTGAGTCTGTTCGGTCCCCTCGATGCTTTCGCGAATCGTATCGCCTCTTTCCGGAAGTGTAGCGAAGCCGCCGAACTTGAGGTCGCTCGCGAGGATTGTGAAATCCCGACTCTGAGCGTACTCGATGACGTCCCCGGTCTCGACTTCGAACTCGGTCGTCGAGGGGACGGCGACGAGTGCGACCGCGCGATCTCCTCGCGTGTAGGTCACACTCACGCCGACTTGCCCCTTGACCGTTGCGAAACTGTTCGCGATGTGATCCCCAATGCCGTTACTCATTAAGAGATTAAAGCCTCCGTTGAGCTGATCGCATCGGTTGTCAGAATCGGCACGCCGTGCACGGACTGAGGGTACTCAGCCGGCGCCCCGGTCGGCGACGTGGCGGTTCTGCTCCGTTGCAATTGACCCAGCGAACGACGGTTCATGACGATATGAGTCGGACCGCGGCCGCTCGGGAATTTCTCGAGAGCCTGGCTAATCAAGGCGTCGGTGAGACCCTTGCCGCTATCCTCGGTCAAGTTGCAAATTCGGCCGATACTGTAGGCCGATCCGACTTGCAAGCCGAGCCAGGCGGAGACGCCGGTATAGTATGCCGGGAAACTTCCGGTCGAACTGCCGGCGGCTTTGATGACGCTCGTCTCGCCGACGGAGATCATACCGCTCGAACCCCAGACGACGTGACAATCTGACAAGCCACTCCGGACGAGGTAACAACTACTGGCCGTGTCGGCGGTGGTTCCGCCAGCGTTGACCATAGTCGAATCGCTGAGCGCGGAAACCGTTTGAGCGAATCCGTCGAACCCGCCGGAGCCGGCGCCGGTGATGATTTCGCTTTCGGCGTGGAACATTGCGGACTGTAAATGGTCGACCGCTTGCTGTGCCAGCATTGCGGACGGTCCGCGCTCGTCGGCTTCAGCCGTTGCGACGTCGACCTGAAAACTCGCGTCGAGAATGGCACAAGTAACCGTCACGTTCGAGTAGGTCCCCTTGGTATTCTCGCGCCCGTCGTTCTCGGATCTGAAACCCGTTGAGGGTAAAGCGGTTTGTTTTAGGTATTTGTAGGTATAGCCAGGGATAGATCGAGCGGCGAGCGCTCCCAGTAACGGCGCGTCGTTCAAGACGTCCGATACGATTCCGATATCGAGATCCGCGTCGTTGAACTTGACCACGTCGCTCGTACTCATATAAGCATCTGCCATTGTCTAGTGTCCTCTCTGTTCGGGTTGTGAAACTGGTTCCGGTGGTTTGATTAGGCGCGGCCGTTGCCGTTTCGTTCGACTTCGAAGCGAGTCGCAAACGCGGCGGCGGCGCGCGGTAAATGTTTAGAGTGTGATTCGAATATCGCGGCGTTGTTGCCAAGCTCGGCCGGAGCGTTCGAGAACTCGACGCCGTCGGCCTCGCCAAACTCGGCGGCGCCGAGACGTTGACGGAGTTCGGCGTTTTCCTCTTTTAACTGGTCGAGCGTTTCTTTGAGCTGGGAAAGTTGCCGCTCTTGTGCCTGTTCGAAACTGATTCCCTCGACGAACCAGCTCGCGCCGATTTCGCCAAACTCAGCGACGAACCGTTCTCCCTCGGCTTGTGTAAATTTCGGTTTGAGTTTGACGTCGTCGGCCGGCGCCTTTTCGGCCTGGTCGTCTTTTTTGTCGTCTTTCTTGTCGTCCTTTGCTGCCTCAGCGTCGGCGATAATTTCTTCGACTGCCTCGGCGGATCCGTCGACGTCGACCTGATCCTCGTCGGCCTGGTCCTCGGCGATTTGATCTTCGGCGACCTGATCTTCGGCGACCTGATCTTCGACCGGAGCCTCGATCGTTGCCGATTCGAATTTCTCGGCCGCCGGTTTCTTTCGTTTTCTAGCTGCCATTTCGTTTCCTTTCGTTAAGAACTCGACGGCGATCTCGCCGCTCTTGTGAAATGTGTTCGTTTCGGTGTTTTGGTCGGCGCCATAGGGGACGATTGCAACGCCGCGGAGAGGCCAGGAACGAACCACGACGCCTGGTCCCTCGAACTCGTACCCGTTGACCTCGGTCGATTCGCCCGCGTCGACTTGTTCGAGTTTGATCCCGTCGCCCCCGAAGTTGATCGACGCCTCGTAGGGGACTCCCTGGGCGCTCTTGTAGGCGACTTCTGCCGCTCGGTCGTCGTCATTGAAAACGACCAGTTGTCCGTCGGTTCGTAATCCGGCCTCGTCGACCTCGATCGAGTCGAGAAAGCCGATTACCTCGTCGGAATTGTGAGCGTAGTCGATCGGGATTTTTGGTTTGCTGAGTTGAACGCCGGCGAGGTCGTGAACAACGCGCCCCCAGTGCCAGTGGTCGATTGGCTGAGAAGAACGCGCGAGCAACGAGACGCGAGTCGAGAGCGGGTCGCCGTCAAGCTCCAACGCGACCTCGCCGGCGTTGAAATAACAAGCGTTCGCGGGTATCGTTTTTTGTGTCGTCATTCGGGGTTGTCCTCGGTTTCTGGTTCTACGGTTTCGAGTTGTGTCTGATTCAAGACCAAGCCGGCGTCGTTTATGTACTCTTGCTCCGCGCGAAGCTGGTCGATCACCTCGCGGAAGTCGCGACCGTGTCGCTCTTTGATTACTTGCGAGCGAGTCGTCAATCCGGCATTGATTGCTGCAACGTCTCCGGCGATCTCTTTCGTCGGATCGAACCAGGGGACTCCCGCCGGGATCCAGTCAAAACGCAACGAGGCCGAAGCCGGGACGATCAGCTCGCCTTGTGCAATTGCGAGCCGGATCCGCCAACCGACGATCCGGTTCAGTAGTTCGCGAAGCTGGTCGCTTTTTTGTTTGACGCTCCGTTGGTAGTGAATCAAGGCCGAGCGGGCGCCGCTGTAGTTCGTGTGGGCCTCGTCATACATGCTCAGAGGGATGTCGAGACTTTTCAGGGCTGCCCCGATCATGACGGTCGAGAAGTTTTGAAACTCCGCCGGCGGTGTTTTGGGTTCGAGGAACTCGGCGCGATCACCTGGCTCGAGATCCAAGGCGACCGGACCTTTCCCAAAATCGACCGAGTAACCATTACTCGCGGGATCGAGTGGGACGTCGTCGTCCGTCGTCGCCGTGGGAAGCGCGACGGGTTCGGCCGCTTCACGATAAAAGCAGAGGCCGAACAATTGCGAGACTTTCATTTTTGCGAGTGCAAAATCAAACGCCTCGTAGACGTCGATATAGGTTTTGATTGCAGGCGTGAGTGGAGAAACGCCGCGGACCTGATCGAACCTTTCGAAGTATCCCAAGTGCCAGAAGTTCCGCGAGGGGACGAACCGCTCGAAATCATAAGTCCCGCGATCGGTTCGTTTGTGAACTGCAATCGAGCGGGGTCGCCCGCCCGACCCGATCCGGACGCCGTGGACCCAGGTCGCCCGAGAGTTTGCGTTGGTCTCGGGGTCCCTCACTCGATCGCTCTCGATTGCTTGCAACCGGCCGTTGGCGAGTTTCATGATAAAGACGTCGCCGTCGACGGTCCGGCGTTCCTCAGCAAGTCGAATAATCTTGCCGAGCGAATGACGTCCCGCCGCGTCGCAATTGCTCGCGCGGGAGTAGACTCGAACGAACTCCTCGAGCGTATTGTCGAACGCCTGGTCCCCGGTGTTGGCCTGAAACGAGAAATCGGCGACGTAGTCGAGGTGGCGGCGGATCGCCCAGGCCGCGATTGAAAAGTTCTCTTGTAGGTGGCGAGCCTTCCCGGTGATCCGTGACCGTTTGAGCGGTGTCAGGAGATTGTCGGTACTCTTGAGCGTTGTCGAGGGTTGTCGTCGCTGGGTATTTGATTCGGCCGCGTCATACGCGAACTGAGTCCGCGACCGGGACGCGGTGGACCGTTTCTTCCTTATGGGTTTTTTCTTTTTGCGCGTGGTCGCTTTCGCCATTGCGCCCCCTTAGTTCATATTGATTCGCATCGCTCGCGGCCTGGTCCCGTTCTCGACTGCCTGGCGGCGCCGCCAGTAGTTGAGTTCTTTGATTGCCTGGTCGCGGTTGTAACTGGTCGAGACGCCTCCGAAATTTACACTCACAACGCCGGCGCCGGTCAGTAGTGCGGACTCGATCGCGGCGACCATTGCGTCGGCCGTGGTTGTGGTTGTTGCGACGGCGTCGGCGGTTGTGTGATTTGTTGGCATTTCCGGATCTTACGAAATGTCGGCCGGTTGACGGTGAGCCGTTTCGGTTCTTTTATTCGCCGAGCGAGTTTTTTTTCCGTTGCTCGTCTTGTTGGGAGCAAACGAGAACTCTCGGTCGACGCGGTGTTGACCACAATCACCGCAACGGGTCCGGCGGTAAGTGATCGCTTCGAAGATCCGACCGTCGGGAGTCGTTCCTGACAGGTCGCGTCGCATCTTGCCCCAGTACGCGGCGCGATTGCTCGATCCGCAAGTCGGGCAACTGGTCGCCTCAGTGTCGACGATTAGAACGTCTTTGTTTTTTGCGCCTTTCGGCCGGCCGGTCTTTTTTCTTTTTGGCATAGGTTCCCTTTTCAAAGATAAGAAACTCGGGTCCGGCGTTTTCTCCGAACCCTGGTCGGTTGTTGTTGTCCGCTGATCGTTGCAAGCGTGGCGCCTTCGATGCTGGCGGCGACGGCGCAACCAGTGAGACAATCGAAGAAATGGTTGTCGAACTTGCTCGGCTTTTGTTTCCACTCGTCGACGCTCCGGCCGCGGCCGCTGACGGTGACGCGAAACTCGGCGCCGAGGTGATCGGCAATGAGTCGGTGGTGATCCGGCGGCGCTTTGTAGAACGTGAGACTCCCAGGGTCGCCGAGGGTCGTCCCGAGCCGAGAAAATAGAAACGATTTCCAGAAGTTCGTATCGTAGAGAGCGTGGCGGATTGTTCGTTTCCCGCGGATCGCGGGTACTCGCCAGTTGAGACCGATCAGGTCTCCCGGTTTCTTTTTGTACTCTGAGAATGGGAGGTTCGAGGCCGTGACGCCGCGGCCGTGACTCGGGAGAACCAGGGTTTTATGATTCGATTGTCGACAAAACGAGTACACGGTATCGGTCGAGAGTCCCCAGTTCGCGTCGATCAGAATCCGCGAGACTCGCAACTCGGCGCCGTCGTCCCTCTTGATCGACATTGCGGCGAGTTTGTCCGTTAGTTTTTCCAGGCCCTTAAAGATCGAACCCTCGAGACCGGAACCTGGCGAAGCGCGGCCGAGCGTTTTCGTCGCCTGGCTAAGTCGGAAATAGCGGCGAGCCTGGTCGGGGTAGGTTCCGTAGTCGACAACGTAACCCGTGAACCCTGGCGACCAGGCGGCCAGCGTGTAGTAGAGTAAGTTCTGTTGTACGTCGACGAAAGCGACCAGTTTCTCGGCCTCAAGTGGAGCCTCGCGGCGTTTGTATCCGTTGACCTGGCCGGCGAGTTCGGACGGCGTCGGAAGTGCGGCCGAGTCGGTATCCTCGGCGAGTGGTTCGTTTTGGTATTCCGCAAAGAACGCGCGTTCGTCTCTGATTCTGAGATTATAGGCGTGTTGTAACGCGCTCAGTTCGTCGCGGTTCTTTCGTTGCGGCCACGCGACCTTCGCCCCCTTGTCCATTGCGGCGCGGTTCTTTCGGTAAAACGCCGTTGCGTCTTTCCCTCGATTTCCGGCGCGGAAACTTTCCGCTCTTATTTCGGCGTACTTGTCCCACAAGCCGACGTTGTCCGGCCACTTGTAAACGAGAGCGGCTCGCTCGCCGTTAAATTCTGGGTGAATGTCGGGATCGAGGATTCGATCGGCCAGGTCGCCGCGGCTTATGACGGTACAAGCGACCAGGCCACTAATCTTTTTGCCTGGTCCGGCCAAACCGAGAACGGCCCCGGCCAGGATCGTTTCTCGTTTTTGGTTGTCGCTAGGACTTCGAGCGCTCGAATCGGTCGACGGGTCGTCGACGATGACCAGGCTCGGCCGGACGCTCGCCCCGTCGGGGCGTTTGAATTTCATTCCCCGGAGACGGCCGGTGATTCCGGCTGTTTTCGCGACGCCGCCCGAGGCCGGCGATCCTTCGATCGTCGGCAAGACGATCTGGTTTGCGGTCCAACTGATCCGGGTTCGTTTTCCGTTGTAGAGTTGCCCGCTCGTCCTGTTCGCGATTCCCTCGAGCGCGCGGATCGGGAAACAGACTTCCGGAAAGTCGGCAAGGAGTTCGTCGTTTTGTTCGAGTTCGCTCTTGAGGGATTGCATCATCTCCGCGGCGCTTTCCTCGCTGGGTCCGATCAGCGCGACGAATTCCCGGTGACCGTATAACAGCGACCAGAGAGCCGCGGTTTCGGCGATGCTCGTTTTGCCCGATCCGCGTGGCATGGCACAAGCGAACAACCCGCCCTCGAGAACGGCCGACGATGTCTTTTCGATCACTCGCAAATGATCCGGCGACCATTTGAGGGAAAAGACACTCTTAAAATATGAGCGGCAGAAATATTCGAAGCTCGTCTCGGCTTTCTTTTTTCGTCGTGGTTTGGCGACCGGCGGAAGATCGCCAATTCCGCGACCCTCAAGAGATTTCCGCTTCGCTATGTCCGCTTGTTTGTCTCTGAATTGAGAGTATCCCGTCCGACGACGAGCTGGTCGCGCCTCGAGCTGCGCGAGTTGCTCGGGCGTCGCGTTTTCGATCAGTTTTTTCGCTTCCTTTTTGGTCGCGTTACGTACCAAAGAGGCGAACGAGGCGCTCGCGTTTTTGTTCAACCGTTTCTGGTTCCTGTTCGGGGTTCTCGCTCCGGTTTTTGCTGGTCGGCGTGAGGCCGAAGTCTCTTAATAGCCTGGCGCATTGGGCCGCGTTTCTTTCTCGGATGATGTCGAACGGGTTTCGCTTCGGGAAAACGCCGCCGCTTGTCTTGACTTGAATCACCGCACCATGACGAGCGACCATTTCGCAAGCGTGGCGCCAACCGCTGAAAGTTTGGCAATACAATTCGAGAGCCGAGCGGTCGGCCTCGTTCAAGAGGTCGACGCGTTCTAACGAATCGCAGATCGCGACCCACTCGGCGCGAGCGACCTCGTCGAGATGCTCCGGCGGTTCGAATGTCGGTTTTTTATTTTTGTCTTTTTGCTTTGCCATTGGTCAGGGTTTCCCAGCGTTGGACGATAACGTCGCAGTAGCTCGGGTTGATTTCCATTGCGTAGCAAGTCCGGCCGAGTTGTTCGGCCGCGATTAGTTCGGGACAAGTCCCGGCGAACGGGACGCCGAACGCGTCGCCGTCGCTTGTGCTGGTTTTAAGAACGCGCGCCGCCAGGTCAACGGGTTTCGGCGTTGCGTGACCGAATCGCTCGTCGCCAGTCACTCGCGGAAACTCCCAAACGTCGATCAGGTTGTCGTGAGTGTTGTCGAACGTCGGACGATCTCGCTCGAACGTTTCACGCAGTTTCTGGAACTCATCGTCGAGTTCCGAATATTGTCGACAAAACGCGGCGCCGGCCGCCTCCGCTTGTAATCGTTCGTAGTGGTCGCGCCGTATAAAAACCCATTGTGACTTCTGGAACCAGTGCATCGACATTCGACTCGAGAACCCAAAAAACGAAGCGACCTTTTCGTGAGTCCAGCCGACCGCCTGGCGGTTCTCGTCGAGATAATGGCGGAGCGGTTCCCAGCCGTCCCAATAGTCGACCGCGTTTGCGGCGTGCGATAACTTTCCGAGCGTAAAAAAGAGACAACGTTCCGACGGAGCGTACATTCGCTTTCCGGCGGATCTTAGGCGGAAGTGCGCGGCGCCCTTGTGCCAGGTGATTTCGTTTCGAAAGGTGAGCGGCTCAGTCTCCGAAAGTCCCGAAGCGTACCAGAGGCGAAACAGGTCCTCGGGGTTTCCCCAAATGTAGGCGCTCGCGTTGTCGGCCAGGCGAGGCCGCCAGGCGTTCCACCATTGGAGCTGGAACCGATCAAGTTTTTCGCGGTAGAGGTTGTCGTTTGCGATCCCGTCGGCCTCTTTGCCCATCCCATACGGTGGATCCGCGTGGACGAGAGCCAGGTCGACGCCGGCGGTCAACCGTGAAACGGCCGCGGCGTCCGTCGTGTCACCGCACAAGAGCCGATGCCGGCCGAGGTGGATCAACTGCCCCTCGGTCGTCGTTGGTTTCTCCGGCGGCGCCGGCGGTTCTGGGTCGGCCAGGTCGTCGGCTTGGTCGATTAGACCGTCGCCCAACTCCGAGACGAGTGACTGAGCCGCCTCGTCGTCGAACTTCAACCCGTCGAGCAACTCAGCGAGAGCGGCGGCGTCGGTTCCGGCCATTGCTCCGAGCGGGTCGAACGTTGCGAGGATCTTGTCGGCCTCTTTTTTTGTGACGTCGACAACGAGAACCGGGATTGTCTCATCCGGAGCGATCTCGGCGCGGAGGTGTCCGTCGATTAGTTCGAGACCGTTCGACGTTTCGCGAGCGATGACGGCGCCGGCAAATCCGATTTCGTCGAGAACGCCCCGCAAGGCGTCCTGCTGCGTTTTTGAGTGTGTTCGGTAGTTACGCGGATTTTCCAAAAGGTCGCTGGAGCGAACGCGACGGAGCGATTTAACTCGATCTTGGAACGTCAACTTTGCCCCCCCTTAAAAAACCGCGTCGTGAAAACTAAGTCTACCTAATAAATCGGT